GCCATCCCCACCCTTCTTCGGCGGCTGCACATTGGTGATCGGTCCATGCGTCTCAACCACCCCTGCAAAGTCCAGCACCAGGCAATGGTCGGCATGGCTCTTGGGCCGCATGCCTCGCCCTGCCATTTGCACGTAAAGGCTGGCGCTCATGGTTGGGCGCAGCATGGCAATCAAGTCAATGTCAGGATAATCAAAGCCTGTGGTCAGCACATTGGCATTGGTCAGTGCTCGCAAGTGACCGGCCTTGTAGTCAGATAAGATCTGCTCGCGCTCTTTCTTTGGTGTTTCGCCTGTCACGCACTCAGCCGCCACACCATTGGCATTCAAGACATCGCACACCCGCTGGGCATGCTTGACTCCGGTGCAAAAGAATAGCCAAGCCTTGCGCTCGCCTGCCAAGTCAATTACCTCGCGCACTACACGCTCGTTGTTGTCATCAGTGTCAACTGCTGCCTGTAACTCGCTCTCGATAAACTCTCCGCCCCTTTTATGGACCGCGCTGGTATCAAAGCGCTGGCGGGTAATCTTGCTGCGCAAGGTAGCCAAGTAACCTTTGAAGACCAGCTCCTCGATGCTGACCGGCTCAATCAAGGCATCAAAAAGCGCAGGCTTATCGGTAATCAACCCGTGGCCCAATCTGTAAGGTGTGGCCGTTAAGCCTACCACCCGCAGCTTTGGATTGATGGCCATCAGCTCACCTAGGAACTCTCGGTAACCGCCCTCGTCCTTGTGATTGACTAGGTGGCACTCGTCAATTACTACCAGATCAATGTGGCCAATCTGCTTTGCCTTCTTACGCACCGACTGGATGCCTGCAAAGGTAATCGGCTCACCCAACTGCCTTTTGCCAATGCTGGCCGAGTAGATACCCAGCGGTGCACCAGGCCAATGCAAGCGCATTTTTTCAGCATTCTGCTCAATCAATTCTTTGACATGGGTAAGCATTAGAATCTGCGTCTCTGGCCAGCTTTGCAGTGCATCCTTGCACAGTGCTGCTACGATATGGCTCTTGCCAGATCCGGTGGGCAACACCAAGCATGGGTTGCCTTTGTTGCCTGCCTCAAACCATGCATATAGCTGGTCAATGGCTCTTTGTTGATAGTCACGAAGCATTAACATGATCCAATCTTGTCAGCAAAAACAGCAGCGCCAGCTGAATGCTCTGCGGTACTTTCTGCCGGTTCGCTTTGTAATTGCACAGGGTCGCTTCAGTGACGCCAAGTTTTTCACACAGCTGCAAGTTCTTGAGTTGCAACGTGCGCTGAATCTTGCGTACATCTGCGCCTCTCATAGCTGGCACATACCCTTCAGCCTGCGCCAAGTCGGTCAGTCGCTGTTGCGCTTGCAGGACTTCTGGCGATATACAGTCTTCGCTGCGGCGCGGTGTGTTGAAGTATGAGTTTTTCATTTTAGTGCCTCCACAATTCGGGCATCCGTACTTGCCCAGGTAATCAGGAAAATCGTATTTGCAGTATTTGCAGATCATGGTGTTACCCGGCTTGCGCCAGGCGAGTTAATTTACCAGCTAGAGTAATGATCGGATGACAGGCGGCGGTTTGCTGCGTCCTCGGCATCAATCGCCAGATCGGCTTCCATCTGAGCGATACGCTGATCTTCGGCTGCGCGTTCTGCCGGGCTAAGGCATGACAGGAAAAAGGCGTAAGCGCGGCTTTCTTCGCACTGGTCGAACGCTTTAAGCATTTGGCCAAGTTCGTTAATGACTGCAATGCGGTGGTCGGCTGTGTATGTAATCTGCATTGTATATTCTCCGATAGTGATGCCCGGCTTGCGCCGGGCGGTTTTATTAGAATCCGATATGTCTGAAGTTGCTCGGTTTAGCGTATCCACCATTCCCGCGCATACCGTGATAGCGGATATCGCTTGCGTCGTTCAGATTGTATTCGCCAGAATCGTTAGCGTTGAACGTAGCCCAGCCGGTGTGCTGCTTTTTGCCAGCAATCGTTGTCATTGTTAGGCCAGAGATGGTAGCAATCTTTGAATTCATACGCTCCCAAATGAATGCCGTCACTTCCTTAGTTTCGCTGCCTATCGTTAGCTTTACAGTTGCACGCATTTTTATCCCCTGGTTAGTGACGCTGCAATATGCTGCGTCCATGTAGAGATAATAGACTAAAATCATTTTAGTGTGTTTGATTGTTTCTATCGAATAGACCAGATTAATAGTTATAAATTATTAAATAATATTTTTTGTTTTTAATATGGCTTCAATGGCACGGGCAAATGCAAGATTGTCAACACGCGCTTCCCAAAGCAAACTCTTGATCTCCTCGTCGGTCAGCCCAACCCACTCGCGCTCACTGCACTTAACGCAGTACAGCGCCCACCCTTCCGATGCTTGCTTGCCGCATCCGGCGCAACCTTCTTCATTCTGTGACTTTCCAAAGCCCGCCTTTGAATAATCCGGTTCAGGCTGTTTATTCAGTGTGTTTATCACGCGCTGTATCAGGGCGTTTGTTATCTCGGGTTTCTCAATTGCCGTGGTCAGTATCTCAACCAGCCTTTGGTTTGTAACAATCATTGTTCTCCCCTTGCGCGGATAGCGTCGGCACATTCCTGATTGTCACGATATTTGTATTCGCTGCAATCATCAGTGATCTGAATTTCATCAACCGGCTGTTCGCACACCTTCGCACACGCCTCGCGTTCGGCTTGTACCGTTGGCTGTTCTGCATAAAGCGGTTGCCACGCTGCTCTCTCCTCTGACCTTGTGCTGGGTGAATCAGAATAACTCCAGCGACCGTTGCGAAATATTCTCCAAATCGCTGGCTTCATTGTTTGCCTCTTAATTTTATAATTCGTGCAGCCATAAACCAGCCCTCATTTTCAAGTAACTTTGCGCACTGCTCTCGCTCATCCTGCACACTATTGACCAATACTTTGGCCCAGCTCTCAACGATCTGCATATCAAGCTCAACCAGCAAGTCTTCTATTGTGTCCCCATGCCCAGTGGCATAGCCGCGCTGCATCATCCATTGAGCCAATGTCTCTTTGTCACTCATCATCTTCCCCTTTCTCATATTCCCAAATGGCATTCTCTAAAGCCTTCTGAGCCATTGGAGCGTCTTCCATAATTACTGGCACGTTTGGCGATTCAATATATTGCTCTAACACCAGCAAGCCCAACATTGCAGCAAAGTACAATTTGTCAGACAGATCTTGATGAACTAAGGGTGTGACCACCACATCAACTGGCATCTCCTCTGGCTCGTTAAGCTCGAACCAAACAGCCTGGTCGTTCTCAAGCATCCATGCAATTGGTTTATTCATCCCACAATCCTCGCATTAAACTCCCGTCTAAATTCCATCGCAAACTCGTCTGGGTTGGCACACACATCAGGATTAGCCAAGATTTCTTTCGATCCAAAAACGTGCATATCCGGCTCACCGTTAATCACATCCTTGCCATTAATAACGTAAATGGCCTGCCACCCGTTCTCGCTTTCCTTGCGCTGGTACGGCACAAGATCAGGATGCAACACATGGCTGTCGCAACCTTCACGTTGCCATTCAATCGGGATGCCATCCGATTCATGTCTCTCGCATCTCCAACTGCTATCTTCCTTGGCCGTTGAATGGGCGCATGTGCGGCAGTTAACATGTTTGGTGGTTTTGGTCTGGTGGCAAAACTCATGCGCTGCGCAGAACTTGCATTGATACCAAGATGGGTCGGTGCTAATCGGTGGCGGCAGGCGGTCAGACAAGGTGATGCGGTGACCGCGCTGGATGAGTTTCTCAGCCGTTTCCTTGTCATACTTTACGCGCTCGGTATAGATGCGGTCATCGTCCTTGCAGATGGCCACATATAGTGCTCGATCAATCTTGGTGCCATGCATATAAGCCTGCATCTGGCCATAGTGCATGGGCTTGGATTTTTCCACCCCTTCTTTGACCATCTCGTCAAAAGACTTCTTGCTGTGGGTTTTGAACTCCACCACATGCCGAGCTTTGGGCGCTTCGGGCACGCCACTCTCAGCAATCCCGTCCAAGCTGCCTGAAACGTGCGCACCGAAGTCCACCCTTGTCTGCTTGCCGCTACCGTTGCGAATATCAATCCCGATGGCACGAAGATCGTTGATTAATGTCGTTTCTTCAAGTTGGCCCCTGCGGAAAAGCCGCAAGATCCGCCCAGAAAATTGCTCTTGTACAGCCCAGCGAAATGACAGCCAGAGCCATCTGTCACAGGGATGACCCAAGGTTGACGCACCCAGATGAGGCCGAGGAGGCTCATTTTTTGTCTCATGGTGCTTGTCAATCAGCGCAGAAATGCTATTCTCTGAATTGGGGATTTTCATTATCTCTACTCCTTCGTGTTGTTTTGCCCAGGTCTGCCAAAGCAGCCTGGGCTTTTTTCTTACTTCTTAGCCCAAGGCGGTGCGGCCTTCGCAGTTGCTGGTGCCGCAGCCTTTGGTGTTGCAGGGCTGGCCGCAGGTGCTGGGCTGCCTGACACAGATTTAAAGCCTTTGATCTCGTTGCTGGAACCGTACTGCGGGTCATCCTTGATTTCCAGCTTAATGCAGATCTGGCCACCAATTAGCTGGTCAGTGTCAGTTACCTTAGCCAGCCCAATAGCTCGCATGATCTCCCCCAGTTGCTGCCTGCCAATCTCCTCGGCCTTTGCACTTGGGTTCTTGATGTTGAGGTTGCCAAACACCACCCGACCCTGATGGGATGGGCCAGTGATGTCGTATCGGAGCTTGATGTACTGGCCATTGCCTGCCTTCGTATCTTTCAGCTCTGCCTGAGTGATAGTCGCTGTATACCAGCCTGCTGGCAGAGGCTCAAAGTTGCTAGTGCCTTGCGGCAGCTCGTTTACGTCAAAACTTTCTTCTAAAAATGCCATGATTTACTCCTTGGGGGTAATTTTGAAAGATGGTCTACCGGCTTCGGCTGTGATGGCCGCAGACAGTGGTCTGGTAATGTCATCGCTGGCAGCTTTCCACACAGCCATGTTTATCTCAGGCTTCCACCGAAAAAGTCTGGATAAATGGTCACCCAGTCCATGCTCGGCAGCAAGCTCCTGCAATTTGTCCGAGTCGATCTTGCGATTGATTCGGCCTTGAATCTTGATGGTAAAAAGATCAGGTGCAACTGTCTCAGTGCCTTCAAGGTTTTCTGCAATGCCTGCCAAAGACTTAATTCTGTCTTCGATTTTGCGGCGGTCGTTGGTAGCTTGATCCTCATTTTGTTTGGCTTCCAACCACAAGCCAGACAATTTATTGAGGTCATCCAAGCCTTTCAGATCTTCTTCGATTGTCATTATTTGCCTCCGATCTTGGCAATAATGTCACCCAAGTCTGGCGCTTCCCAAGTGTCGAGCTTGCCGCTGCGGTCTTTGGCAAGCCAAACCCCGTCGCTGTCGCACATCAAGGCTCGCTGCGTGTTGCCCTCAGCATCGCGTTCAACCCGCAGGGCCAGTACCTCATCAAAGAAGTAGGGCAGGCCTTGTGTCAGGCTTTTGCCAGGCATGCCAGGGTTGTAGAGCATCTTGCCCATCTCATCCTGCGACTTCTCCAGCTTGGCGCTCATGTAGACATGCTTGCCTGGCAGATCTCGGAAAGACCGGATCAGCTCCTGCATGGTGGTATTCATCTCACCGTAAGCTGCCCGCCCGTCCTTGTTCTTCTTCATCTCGTGGACCAGAACCACCTCGGCCACCTCGCTAATCGAATCCAATGCTACCGACTGAAAGCCTGTTGCTTCCTTGCTGTCTCGGCACCAGGCATAAGCCTCGCGCAAGTCATCCATCGAAGCCACCTCAATATAGGGCAGGTCTGCGTCCTGTATGGACAGCAACCCACCCTCGGCTGAGAGGACGATGGGGTTGGGCAAGGATTTAATCAGGCTAGTTTTGCCTGCGCCTGCCTGCCCGTAGACCAGCAGTTTGACTCCGTTGGCGGTCAAGCCGCCCGTACTTTTTAAATTGATTGCCATTTTGGCACTCCTTATGTTGCTGCACCTTCGGCCTATTCCGTTCGTGCAGTGGTTGCATAATAAATCAAAATTGAGGTATATTGCAAGCACCCCCGAAAAAATATATTTGAAGGTGCTGATTATGTTAACTATTGAGCAAATAAAGAAACGGCTGGAAGATGCCAACCTTAAGCGGGTAGCTGAAAATGCCGGTGTGCATCCGGCTACGGTTTACCGATTCATGCAGGATGATTCCAAACCCTTGTACGAGACGGTCAAAGCCTTAAGCGACTACCTCTCGGACAAGGAGTTTGCAAATGGCTGATCTTTCTAAAGTGCTTGGTGGTCCTTGGTCACCGCCACCAGACAAGATTCTGGCCTCGCCTGAAGATCAGCTTCGCACCGCCATGATTGAGGCGGGTTTGGAGCCTCCCGAGTTTATTGCGATGGATGGCAAGATTCACCGCTTTAAGTCTGGCACTAAAGGCTCGCCTGGGCATGACAAGCCTGGCTGGTATTTGATCTTCGGGGATGGTGTGCCAGCCGGACGTTTTGGCTGCTGGCGATCAGGCATTGAAATGACGTGGCGTGCAGACGTTGGGCGCAAACTTACCCAGACTGAGGAGATGGCTAACGCCAGACGCATGGCTGAAGCAAAAACCCTGCGGGATGCTGAGTTAGAGCGCAAGCATGAGATAGCCAGCAGCACAGTTGAAAAGATCTGGTCAGAGGCGCAGGGCGCATCTCCAGATCATCCTTACTTGCAACGCAAAAGCATCGGCGTACACGGTGCTCGAGTAACTGGAGACGGCAGGCTAGTTGTACCGCTTTACGATCCAGATGGATCACTTTCCAGCTTGCAATATATTGCCCACGATGGTGGAAAGCTCTATCACCCTGGTGGCGCTACAGGCGGGAAGTTCTGGATTCTTGGGACAATGGACGAGCCTGGCACGCTTTATGTGGCCGAGGGTTTTGCTACCGCAGCCACCATTCACGAGACCACAGGCCAACCCTGCGTGGTAGCCTTCTCAGCCTCAAACCTTGTGCCTGTTACCGGCACGCTGCGGGAAATGCATGGGGCAACACAGGACATTGTTATCGTTGCAGACCACGATCAGTCTGGGGTTGGTCAGCGATACGCAGAGCAGGCCAGCGCCAAGTTCGGCGCTCGGATGGTAATGCCTCCGATTTTGGGTGACGCTAATGATTACGCTAAGGCTGGGCATGATTTATCCAGCTTGTTGATGCCAGCCGCCGACGATTGGCTTATCCCTGCCGACGATTTTTCAGCTCAGCCAGCGCCCATTTCATGGCTGGTCAAACGCTGGTTGCAGGCCAATGCTTTGATAATGGTGCATGGCCCTTCCGGTGGAGGAAAAACCTTTGTGGTGCTTGACTGGTGCTTGCGTATTGCCTCCGGCACGACCGACTGGTGCGAGCAAAAGGTCAAGCCAGGCAGCGTGGTTTATCTGGCCGGTGAAGGCCATCACGGTCTGCGAGGTCGCATTGCAGCTTGGAAACATCACAATCAGGCCGGAAAGCTCAACATGTGGCTATCCAAAGATGGCTGCGATCTAAACACCCCAACCGGCTATCTCAAGGTGGTTGAGCAGGTCAGGGCGCTGCCAAAACCTCCCGAAATCATTGTGGTCGACACCTTGCATCGCTTTTTAGCTGGGGATGAAAACAGCGCCCAAGATGCCAAAACCATGCTCGATGCCTGTAATTCCTTAATGGGCGAGTTCCATTGCAGCGTTATTTTGGTGCACCACACCGGCGTGTCTGAGGAAGCCCAGCACCGCGCTCGAGGCTCATCAGCTTGGCGAGGTGCGCTGGACATCGAGATCAGCGTCATCCCAGGCAAAGACAATATTCCCATGCAATTGGTGCAGCGCAAATCAAAAGACGCTGAATTAGCCCAGCCGTTACATGTTGAGCTACAGCAAGTAACCATCCCAGGCTGGTATGACGAGGACAATCATCCGGTTACCAGTGCCGTTGTGGTTCAAGCACAGGCTCCACAAGCCCCTAAAAAAGAATCCAAGCTAGATGGACACCGAAAGACGTTTGAAAACGCTTGGTGGGCCACAGGTGCAGAAATCCGAGATGGTTTACCCTACCTCAGCCGGTCAGCCTTGAAAGACAAACTTGCCTCAGATGGCCGGAAACCACGAACAATCGAGAACGACTTGAGCGCTGCTTATTCGGATAAATTGATTGGATTACTTATCAATTCGGAAATTATTAGCCCATTTGAACACGGCTGGGTGATCTGCGATGAGGTTCAGGCAAGCGTTATGATAATGAGAAAAGGCGGTGAGAATTGAAGCCCCCTAGCCCCCTGAATCCCCCTAGGGGGCATTTGAAGGTTAGGGGGCAAAACGCTCGAAAAGCCCCCTCCCCTCCCCTCACACCCTTTAGGGTGAGGGGGATAGGGGGGCATCGATGCGGCAAGTTTTTAGGGTAAGTTATCCACAGGCAGGTTAGTGACTACTTACAAAAATGAAGTTGCACAAAGAATAAAAAAGAAAGGATAATCAAAGCATGAGCACAAAATCACACAATCCCGCAGATAAGGTCGAGCAGTGGCCCATCGACAAACTTATCCCCTACGCTAAAAATTCTCGCATTCACTCCGATGAGCAGGTTGCACAAATTGCATCCTCGATTAAGGAATGGGGATTTACCACGGCAGTCTTGGTTGACGAGTCCGGCAGCATCATTGCTGGTCATGGTCGATTGATGGCTGCGCGTAAACTAGGCATGGCATCATTGCCGGTCATGGTGGCTAAAGGCTGGTCCGATGCCCAAAAGCGTGCCTACATTATTGCTGATAATAAATTGGCATTAAATGCTGGCTGGGACAATAAGCTGCTGGCGCTTGAGTTGGGTGAAATTAAAGACCTTGGCTTTGACCTAGACTTAATTGGCTACAGTGCTGGAGAAATTGCCGGATTAACTTTTGAAGAAAAAGATTTATACCCTGATTCCAGCACGCAAGAAATTGATCCAGATGATTACAACATGGGACATCAATGCCCAAAATGCGGATTTGAGTTTGATGATGATAAATAAACCAGATTGTGCTTGGAATTTGAAAGACCTTGAAGCTGTTCCAAAAAATGGCATCAAAGTCATGAGCACTTTTGCTTGTGGTGGTGGCTCTAGCATGGGATATAAACGCGCTGGATGTGAAGTGATTGCAGCCAACGACATTGACCCAGAAATGGCGTGGCATTACAAGCTGAATATCAATCCAAAGCATTATTTCCTTTGTCCAATTGGTGAATTACTAGAAAAGGAATTGCCAGAGGAACTCTACAATTTAGATATTCTTGACGGTTCGCCGCCTTGTTCTACTTTTAGCATGGCAGGCAGCAGAGAAAAGGCTTGGGGCAAAAACAAGCACTTTCGAGAAGGCCAAGCAAAGCAAGTTTTATCTGACTTGTTTTTTGACTATCTTGACTTAATAGGAAAGCTCAAGCCAAAGGTAGCTATTGCCGAGAACGTCAAGGGAATGTTGATTGGCAATGCCAAAGGCTATACAAAGATGGTAATGGCACGATTCAAAGAGTTGGGTTATCGGCCACAGTTGTTCTTGTTAAATGGTGCAGATTGTGGTGTTCCACAGAGGCGTGAACGGGTTTTCTTTGTGGCCATTCGTAATGACATTAAAGTTCATCCATTAAAATTAGCGCCAAAACATCAATGGATTAATTGCGAAAATGCTACAAAAGATTTAAAAATAACTTCAGATGAATTGGAAGAAGTTAAATTTACTGCTAATACAGATTTAATCTGGTGGCCTAAAACTCGTCCAGGTGAGGATTATGGAGATGCTGTTAAACGTAGTGGACAACCAGTCAAATTATGGAATTCAAAAAAACTTGATCCAAATGCACCATCTTTAACATTGACCGCAACTCATACAATGTTCAAACATTGGAAAGAACCAAGACATCTAACGTTTCGTGAATACGTGAGATTGGGAGCATTTCCAGATGATTATCAAGCTAAATCAGACAAGATCGGCAAGTACATGATTGGGATGAGTGTTCCTCCTAAAATGACTGAACAGGTCGCTCGTGCAGTAATTGACCAATGGCTTTTGCCAAAGGATAAATAATGGCTAAAACTGAAAAACCACTACTAAAAAAGCGTGGGCAAAATGGCGGCGCTCGTCCAGGCGCTGGCAGACCAGCCTTTGAGCCGACAGATGCCGAGCGAAAGCAGGTAGAAGCCTTGTCGGGCTACGGCCTACCAATTGACCAGATCGGCGCACTGGTGCGCGATGGCATACACATTGACACGCTTCGAGCACACTTTAGCTCTGAGCTGCAATCGGGCAAGGCCAAGGCAAATGCTCAGGTTGGCAAGACGCTGTTCAGCAAAGTTATGGCAGGTGACACAACCGCAGCTATCTGGTGGTCCAAAACCCAGATGCGCTGGGCTGAAACCCAAAAGCATGAGGTAACCGGCGCAGATGGTGCGCCCCTAGAGTTCCGAGAAATCAAGCGAACAGTGGTAAAAAATGGCTGAGGTGCTGGAGCTGGCTACCCCAGAATGGGCGCTGCCCCTGCTTGAACCCTCGCGCTACAAAGGCGCATGGGGAGGCCGAGGCTCCGGCAAGTCCCACATGTTTGCCGAGCTGATGATCGAGTCCCACATCATGGACCAGAAGCGGCGCAGCGTCTGCGTTCGTGAAATCCAGAAGTCCCTGAACCAGTCGGTCAAGCGCCTGCTAGAGACCAAAATCGAGGCCATGAACGCTGGCGCTTACTTCGAGGTGCAGGAAGCTGTCATCAAGTCCAAGAAGGGTGATGGCATGATTATCTTCCAAGGCATGCAAAACCACACAGCCGACTCGATCAAGTCGCTGGAAGGCTACGACTGCGCCTGGGTGGAGGAAGCCCAGTCCCTAAGCCAGACCAGCTTGGATCTGCTGCGCCCAACTATCCGAAAGCCTGAGTCCGAGCTGTGGTTCACGTGGAACCCTCGCCAGCAGAACGACCCTGTTGACTTCCTTTTGCGTGGCCCGACACCGCCCAAAGATGCGACCGTCCTGAAGGTCAACTTTATGGACAACCCTTGGTTCCCTGACGTTCTCCGAGACGAAATGGATTACGACAAGCGGCGTGATCCCGACAAGTACCAGCACGTTTGGATGGGAAGTTACCTCACCAACAGCAATGCCAGAGTCTTTAAGAACTGGCGCATCGACGAGTTTGAGGCTCCCCGCGACGCTATCCACCGGCTCGGCGCAGACTGGGGGTTTGCTGTTGACCCGACTACTTTGGTGCGCTGCCACATTATTGGGCGCACCCTTTACATCGACTATGAGGCCTACATGGTGGGCTGCGAGATCGTCAACACCCCTGAGCTGTTCATGCAGGTGCCGGAGGCAGAGAAATGGCCTATCGTTGCCGACTCAGCTAGGCCAGAGACCATTAGCCACATGAGGAAAAATGGCTTCCCCAAAATCATGACCGCAGTCAAAGGCCCGAAGTCAGTCGAGGAAGGCATCGAGTTCCTCAAGAACTACGACATCGTGGTCCACCCTCGATGCACTCACACAATCGACGAGCTGACCCTGTATTCTTACAAAACCGATTCGCTGACTGGGCGCATCCTGCCGGTGCTTGAAGACAAGAAAAACCACGTGATTGATGCCCTGCGCTACGCTTGCGAAGGTGTCCGGCGCTCAAACGCAACAAAAACAACTGCATTCACACCATTGCCCACAATGCACAAGTGGTGAGATACTTGCAAAAAATGAGGAATTAACTTATGGCCCGACTTTCCAACGACCAGCGACTTGCTAACCTGCACTCCGAGGCGTTAGCTCAGTTTGATGATGTGCAAAGCGCCCTGCGCGATGAGCGCCTGCAATGCCTGCAAGATCGGCGCTTTTACTCTTTGGCAGGCAGTCAATGGGAAGGCCCACTCTGGGACCAGTACGAAAACAAGCCAAAGTTTGAGGTCAACAAGATTATGTTGGCCGTGATTCGGGTGGTCAACGAGTACCGCAATAACCGCATCACCGTGGACTACGTGTCCAAAGATGGCCAAGAGAATGACAAGCTGGCCGAGGTTTGCGACGGTCTTTACCGCGCAGATGAGCAGGCATCGGTAGCTGACGAGGCTTACGACAACGCTTTTGAGGAAGCAGTTGGCGGCGGCATTGGAGCCTGGCGCTTGCGTACTGTTTACGAAGACGAAGAAAACGACGAGGATGACCGGCAGCGCATTCGCATCGAGCCGATCTTTGATGCCGACAGCTCAGTGTTCTTTGACCTTGGGGCCAAGCGACAGGACAAGTCCGATGCCAAGTATTGCTTTGTCGTGACCAGCATGACCCGCCAGGCATACAAAGAAACCTGGGGAGATGACCCAACCGACTGGCCAAAGATCATCCACCAGTATGAATTCGACTGGTGTACACCCGACGTTGTTTACGTTGCCGAGTATTACAAGGTCGAGGAAAAGACCGAGACCATTCGCATCTTCCAAGCCATCGACGGCACTGAGGAGCGTTATACCCAAGCCGACTTTGCGGCAGACGAAGCCCTTGAGGAAACCTTAGCCGCCATCGGCACCCGCGAGGTTCGGCAGAAGAAGGTCAAGCGCAAGCGAGTGCGCAAGTACGTTATGTCTGGCGGTAGAGTGCTCGAAGACGCAGGCTACATTGCAGGCAAGTGCATTCCAATCGTCGTGGTCTATGGCAAACGCTGGTTTGTGGATAACGTTGAGCGTTGCATGGGTCATGTCCGTCTGGCAAAGGATGCCCAGCGCCTAAAAAATATGCAGCTCTCTAAGCTGGGCGAGATCAGTGCGCTGTCGAGCGTCGAAAAGCCGATTCTGACTCCAGAGCAGGTGGCTGGCCACCAAGTGATGTGGGCCGAGGATAACCTGAAGGATTATCCTTACCTGCTAATCAATCCAGTTACAGACCAGAATGGCAACCAAGCAATCAGTGGGCCAGTGGCTTACACCAAAAGCCCACAAATCCCACCTGCAATGGCGGCTCTCTTGCAGATCACCGAGACCGACATGCAGGACATCTTGGGCAACCCAGCCGGTGCTGAGAAGATGGTCAGCAACATTTCAGGCAAGGCTGTTGAGATGATTCAGTCTCGGGTTGATGGCCAGGCCTACATTTACATGAGCAACTTTGCCAAGGGCATGAAACGCTGCGGCGAGATCTGGCTCTCAATGGCTCGTGAGATCTACACCGAAGAAAAGCGCAAAATGAAGACCATTGCCGCTACTGGTGAGGCCAGCACAATTGAGCTGATGCAGCCGACCATCGACGAAGAAACCGGCAAACTCATGATGGAAAACGACATCAGCTCCGCCACCTTTGATGTCGTGGCCGATGTTGGGCCAACTAGCAGCAGCAAAAAGCAGGCCACCGTCCGAGCCATCACTGGCATGTTGCAGATTACGCAAGACCCAGAGACCGCGCAGGTTCTGACCGCTATGGCCATGATGAACATGGAAGGCGAAGGCTTGAGCGACACCAATGCTTACTTCCGCAAGAAGCTGCTGCGCATGGGTGCAGTCAAGCCGACAGAAGAAGAAACACAGGAAATGATGGCTGAGATGCAAGGCCAGCCAGAAGATCCAAACTCGATTTTCTTGCAGGCGGCTGCTGAAGAAGCCACCGCCAAGGCAGCGAAGGCTCGTGCCGATACAGTCGAGACCGTGGCCAGCGCAGAATTGAAGCGTGCTCAGACGCTTGAGACCTTGGGTAAGGTTGACGAGACGGTGCAAAACATGTCTTTGACCAATGCCGAGGCAGTGCAGGAGCTTTTGCAGGGACAAATTGTCCAGCCTGTTGTCAGATAATTGAAAACGGTAGAGAATGTGATAAGCGGCATCCACCCAGCCGTTCTAATGGGTGAGTTTGATGGGGTTTAAAGATGAACGCACAGGCAGATCAGGACGAGATCGAAATCGAGGAAACCATTGTTGAAGATGAACAGCCGCTAGAGGTGCAAGCCGAAGGTGAGGAACAGTCCGAAGACGAAGGCGAATCCGATGAAGTGATCGTATCCATTGGTGAGGAAGCGCCACCTCCCGAAGAACAGACTCATGCGCCTGAATGGGTACGCGAGTTGCGTAAGACAAACAGGGAATTGCAACGTCAAAATCGTGAACTGCAAGGCAAGCTACAAAGTACCGCACAGACTGAGACCAAACCAGTTGTGCTGGGCAAGAAGCCGACACTTGAAGACAGCGACTATGACTCTGAAAAGTTTGAGGCAGCACTAGCTGATTGGTTTGATCGTAAGCGACAAGCCGATGAAGCAAATGCCAAGCAGGAGGCTGAAGTTATGACTCAGCAGAAAGCCTGGCAGGCCAAACTGGATGGCTACGGCAAGGCGAAAGCCGAGCTGCGAGTTAAAGATTTTGATGACGCTGAGGCAGTAGCTCAAGAGTTATTCAACATCACCCAACAAGGCATAGTGTTGCAAGGAGCTGACAATCCCGCGCTTGTGATTTACGCACTTGGCAAAAACCCAAAGAAAGCGAAAGAGCTGTCAGACATCAAAGACCCCGTAAAGTTTGCCTTTGCGGTTGCGAAACTGGAGAAGGAATTGAAAGTGACGAACCGAAAAGCAGCGCCACCACCAGAGCGAATTGTGTCAGGAACTGGCCGAGTATCTGGTGCGGTAGACTCAACCCTTGAACGGCTGCGAGAAGAAGCGGCACGCACTGGCAACATGACGAAAGTCATCCAGTACAAATCGCAGAAACGAGCGGCATCCAAATAATTTTTTGATTTAGGAGCCAATTATGGCAAACGCATTTAGTAAGGAAGAAAGAGTAGCATTTGAGGACATCCTTGAAGGTTTCCAAGACGCATTGGTTTTGTCTCGTCATGTCAACATCTACAACACAGATCAGACAATGATGGAACGCGCCAATAACACCATTTGGCGGCCACAGCCTTATATCGCTCAGTCGATCAACAGCACACCTGGTACGCCAATCTCTGGCTACCAAGGCATGACTCAGTTGGCCGTTCCTGCAACTCTGGGTTTCAGCAAAACAGTTCCTTGGGAAATGACTACCCTTGAATTGCGCGATGCTTTGCAAGAAGGTCGTTTGGGTGAAAGCGCCAAGCAAAAACTGGCATCTGACATCAACGTGGCCATCATGAACTCTGCTGCTACTTTGGGTTCTTTGGTTGTCCCTATTGGTGCTGCTGCTGGTGACTATGATGATGTCGCCTTGTGCGATGCCATCATGAACGAGCAAGGCGTTCCTGACTATGATCGTTTCATGGCTTTGTCTAGCCGTGACTACAACGGTCTGGCCGGTAACTTGTCTCAAGCCAGCCGTTCGTTTGGCAATGCCAAGTCTGACAAGGCATACGAGCGCAATTACGTTGGCATGGTCGCAGGTTTTGATACCTACAAGATGGACTATGCAAACCGTCAAGCTGCTGCTGCTGGTGGTGGCTCAATCACCATCGACACAAGCGGTGCAGGCACACAAGCCAACTATGCTCCTGAAGCCACTTCCACAGCAGTGGGCGGTCAAATCAACGTAGACAACCGCTTTCAGACTGTGACTGTCTCCTCGACTACTAGCGTGGCCGCAGGCGATGCATTCAAGATTGCTGGCGTATATGCTGTGCATCACATCACCAAGCAAAGCACTGGTCAATTAAAGACTTTCCGTGTTGTGTCTGTTGATTCTGCCACCACAATGACCATCACACCTCCAATCATTGGCGCTCAAGCTGGTGCTACTGACGCGCAAAAGCAATATAAGAATGTGGAAGTCGATCCAGCTTCCAACACTTCTGCTATTACTTTCTTGAACGTCAACGCAGCCTCTGTGAACGTGTTTTGGCAGCGTGATTCCTTAGAAATCTTGCCTGGCCGTTACGCAGTGCCTTCTGACGCTGGTGTCGCAGTGATGCGTGCAAGCACAGACCAAGGCATTGAGTTGGTCTTGCAGAAGTTCTATGACATCGACAGCATGACCATCAAATACCGTATGGACACATTGTTCGGTGTGGTTAACAAGAACCCTGAGATGTCGGGCATTCTGCTGTTTAACCAGTAATCTGTAAAAGACGGGGGAGCTTCGGCTCCCCTTTCTTAATAGGAGCGCATCATGCCATTAACCAAAGGTTATTCAAGCAAGTCTATCGGCGAGAATATCAAGATGGAAAAGAAGTCCGGCAAGCCAATAAAGCAGGCTGTGGCCATCGCATTGAACGTGGCGACCAAAGCAGCAAAGGCCGCAGGGAAACCTAGCAAAGCGCCAAAGAAGGCCATGAAATGAAGGCCGGTCTGTACGCCAACATTCATGCCAAGCGTGAGCGCATTGCAGACCAAAAGGCCGCAGGCAAAACGCCTGAGCGCATGCGCAAACCTGGAACAAAGGGCGCACCTACGGTTGCAGCTTTTAAAGCCGCAGCAAAAACAGCCAAGCCAATGAAAAGAAAGGCCAAATGATGCAAGACATCATTCTCATGCCAAGATACTCAAAGAATAAAAAGCCAGTCAAAGTGCGCAAGCCATCCAAGCCAATTGACGGTATCAACCACCGACTGTTGAGAGAGCAAGCCGAGGCAGCTACCAAAGCCGCAGAATATCAGGCCATCATGCCCGAGGACAATGCATTGCCAACCCGCGAGGAACTTGAGGCAAAGGCCACAGAATTAGGAATTCGCTTTGATGGTCGCACAAAAGATAAAAAACTGGGACAATTGATCCAAGTCAGATTGACTGGAGAATGACATGGATTTATCGCAAATTGAGGCCATCCTCAATCAAAATAACAGTAAAAATTTTGTAAAAAGAATTTTATTGCCAGAAGCGTACCCAACATTACAAGAAAACAAAAATCAAGTTGCGACGCACAAAATGGCATGGGGAGAATCCGATGGAAAATATTATGTTTTTCCAACTGTTATGCAAGAAAAAACAGGAAAATTAAAAGATTACGGGAAAGATGCTTTTGATGTTGCTATGAAACGTCAAGAATTTATCTCGTTTGACAATCCAAAAGATGCCGAGGCTTTTTCAAAAAATTACAAAGCCTATTGGGACAAAATAGGTTTTAAACCAGGAGTAAAATAAAATGGGATGGACCAAGCGCCAATTTATCGAGCAGGCCTTTGAGGAGATTGGCCTTGCATCCTACGCCTTTGATCTTACACCTGAACAATTACAGTCTGCGCTGCGTAGACTTGACACCATGATTGCTGCATGGAATGCCTTAGGCATTCGTATTGGCTACCCGTTGCCATCCAGCCCACAGGATAGTGATCTGGATGAGGAAACCAACGTGCCTGACAGCGCATATGAATCTATCTACACCAACTTGGCGATTAAACTGGCTCCGTCTTATGGCAAGCAAGTTATGCCTGACACAAAGGCAACGGCTAAGGAATCGTACAACACACTTTTGTCTCGCGCTGCTATGCCAATGGAGCAGCAGATGCCAGGCACAATGCCATCCGGCGCAGGCAACAAACCTTGGCGCGTCTATGACGATCCATTTTTACGGCAACCATACGATCCATTGCTTGCAGGTCAAGATGGACCAATTGAATACAACTAAGGAACATCATGCCAACAATCAATCAACTCGCAAGTCTAACGCAGGTTTCAGGTGGAGACCAACTTCCAATTTATGTCCCCAATAATGGTGACGCACGTAAAGTTTCGGTCAGCCAACTCTTGCAATATTTCCAGACCACTTTTGCGGCTCCGACTGTAGCCACCAACCTTTACACTCCAGGCACAGGATTTAATGTCACCGTCCCGACTCCTGTAAGTGAACAGCAATGGATGATCATTCAGCCTGCTGGGACACTGGCCGCAGGCACAATTACGCTGCCTTTGAACACTGGCACCCCTGACGGCACACAAGTGCTAGTTACAACAACTCAGATCATTACATCTTTTACTCTGGCGCTCAATGGGGCATCTAATGCATATGGCGCACCAACTACACTAGCTGCCAATGCATTTTTCACCATGCGCTTTTATCAAGCTACAAACAGCTGGTATCGCGTTGCTTAATTTTTAGGAGAAAACCATGTCAGTAGTCAATCAATTTAGCCAACGCCTTGGCTCTAACCAAGTTGTTACGCCAGCAGTAGCATCTGCAAGCATCACTATTAACCAACAAGATAAAGCAGTTCGTTTGGTTAACAGTGGGGCAAATATTTGTTACGTTCGCATCGGTGGCGGTGCTGCAACAACCGCTGATATTCCAGTGCGCGCTAACAGCGAGATCATTATTCGCAAGTCTACCGAGGATACCGAACTGGCTCACATCTCAGCTTCTGGCACCACACTGAACGTGGCCACAGGAGAAGGTGGCATTTAATGGCTACCAAAGACACTCGCCTTGCTCGAATTGGAGTTGATGGCTATAACAAGCCCAAGCGCACGCCTTCGCATCCGACTAAAAGCCACGTTGTTGTAGCAAAGTCTGGGGATCAAGTGAAGACTATCCGTTTTGGTCAGCAAGGTGTGTCTGGATCACCAAAGAAAGAAGGCGAGTCAAAATCAAGCCAAACCCGTCGGGAATCATTTAAGGCTAGGCATGCAGAAAATATTGCCAAGGGCAAAATGAGTGCAGCTTACTGGGCCAATAAGGTTAAGTGGTAAAAATGCAAATACAAATACTTAACGGAATTTATGCTGATGCAACACCAGAGCTGCGCACCGCTTATCCTGTCAATATGGTTCCGGTGCCAAAGCAGTCTGGTATCAGCAACGGATTCTTGCGCCCAGGCGATGGCATTGTAGCCAACGGTACAGGCCCAGGCATTGATCGAGGTGGTATTAATTGGAAAGACGTTTGCTATCGCGTAATGGGAACCAATTTAGTTGAGATTGATAGCAACGGCGCAGTAACTATTTTGGGCAATGTTGGCGGTCCAACCGACACCTTGGTGACGATGGATTATAGTTTTGACCGTTTGGTTATCGCCAGCGGTGGCAGACTCTACTATTGGGATGAGATATCTCTAGTCCAAGTAACAGACCAAGATCTTGGCACTGTTCTTGATGTGGTCTGGGTGGATGGCTACTTCATGACCACCGATGGCGAGTTCTTAATCGTTACCGAGCTGTCAGACCCAACTCAGGTCAACCCGCTAAAGTATGGTAGCTCCGAGGTTGACCCAGATCCAGTGGTCGCACTGCTTAAACTGCGCAATGAGGTCTATGCATTGAATCGCAACACCATTGAGGTGTTCGATAACGTTGGCGGGGATTTATTCCCATTTGCACGTATTGATGGCGCACAAATACAAAAGGGTGTGATTGGGACTCAAGGTTGCTGCGTTTATATTGATCGCATTGCATTTTTAGGTGGTGGCAGAAATGAATCTCCTGGCATTTATGTTGGTGCAGCAGCTACTACCCAGAAGATCAGCACCCAAGAGATTGATGAGCTGCTGCTGACCTATACTGAAGCGCAGTTAGCCACAGTCAAGCTAGAAGCCCGAAATGACAAGTCGCACCAGCACCTATATGTTCACTTGCCAGACCGCACTATCGTCTACGATGCAGCCGCATCTGAGGCTTTGAGCGATCAAGTATGGTTTACTCTTACCAGCACTCCAGTGGGCTTTTCACAATACCGTGCCAGAAATCTGGTTTGGGCATATAACAAGTGGCTGATTGGAGATCCACAGAGTAACTCTATTGGCTATCTTGTGCAAGACACTGGCCACCACTGGGGCCAGCAAGTACGCTGGGAATTTGGCACAATCATTGTTTACAACGAGGGCAATGGCGCAATCTTTAACCGCTTAGAGTTGGTCAGTTTGACTGGCAGCATAGCGCTCGGCAAGAATCCGCAGATCAGCACCAGCTACAGCATAGATGGCTTGTCCTACAGTCAAGATCGCAGCATTGCTGTTGGAACCATTGGGAACACTGCAAAGCGATTGGCATGGTTTCAGCAAGGGCACATGCGCAACTGGCGAATACAGAGATTCCGTGGCGACAGCGATGCACATGTTTCTTTTGTTCGATTAGAAGCTCAGATTGAGGCGTTGGCATACTGATGGCAACCGCACCCGTCTCTCGCAAGCTCAACCTGACACGCGATCAGCTTGCGCAATTCTTGACTGACCAGCAGCAGATCAGGCAGTTTGAATTGTTGTTTTCCACGGTTGATGCTATTGCTCCTGATGTAGTTAATGAGGTCAAGATAGAGGCAGGAAGTGCTCAAGCAACTGCAAATGAGGCATTAGCTGAACTTGCACGTTTAGCAGATGCTGTTGAGTTACTAACGGCTGCGCCAGTCATCGAGAACAATAACTCGGTGGTGACCGATTACATTGACTTCAATACCACCACACCAGTGCCTGCCCTTAAAGTCGGACGCATGCATTGGAATGGCGGCTATACCCTGAATCTGGAGATGACTCCGAATGTCAATCAAGCTATTGGTGAGTCACAGTATTACTATCTAAAAGCAACGGCAACCATTACCAAAGGCCAGTTGGTAATGTTTGACGGTGGTGTTGGTTCTTCTGGAGTGATTCAAGGCAAGCCAGCTACCGGCGTGACTAACGGCCAATACATTATGGGTATTGCAGCCGAGAATATTGCAAATAATGCTTTTGGCCTGGTAGCTAGCTTTGGTGTAGTGCGTGGGTTTGATACTACTGGCACACCATATGGCGAAGTCTGGGCTGATGGCGATATTCTGTACTACAACCCGTCTTACGTTGGCGGGTTAACCAAAAATCTACCGCCAGCGCCGACACCTCACGTTGTTGTGGCGGCTGTTGTAAATGCTGGACCAGCAGGCTCTGGCTCTGTTTTTGTCAGAGTGCAAGCTGAGCCGTTGGTGAGTCAGCTCTCGGATGTTTTCATTAGCGGCATAGCTAACGGAGACCTTCTTCAGTACGATTCTGTACAACAACGCTGGGAAAACGTGCCTGCGTCAACGCTGCCAGTCGGAACGGCCACCAATCTAGCAGGCGGCGCAACAGGATCAGTGCCGTATCAATCTGCATCGAGTAATACCGCAATGCTGCCCATTGGCACCGCATTGCAGGTACTCAAAGTCAACGCAGGCGCAACAGCACCTCAGTGGGTTAGCGGCGCGGCTTTGACTAAAACAGATGACACCAACGTCACGCTGACGTTAGGTGGCACGCCAGCTACGTCGCTGTTGGCTGCAACATCATTGACTCTGGGTTGGACAGGCCAATTAGGGCTAACTCGCGGTGGAACTAACGCCAGTTTGACTGCATCTGCCGGTTCAGTAGCTTATTCGACTGCTAGTGCTCTGGCATTAAATACTGCTGGCAGTTCTGGCGATTGGCTTAAAAGTGCAGGAACTGCTGCGCCTACTTGGACAGCTCCCGCTGCCTTGACCAAAACGGATGATACTAATGTCACATTAACACTTGGCGGCAGCGCCAGCACTGCGCTATTAAACGCTGCGTCTTTAACGCTTGGTTGGACAGGGCAGCTTGCAACTACAAGAGGCGGCACAGGTACAGCGACAACATTTACCGCAGGATCAGTTGTGTTTGCTGGCGCGTCAGGCGTTTACAGCCAAGATAACGCCAACTTTTTTTGGGACGATACGAATAATCGACTTGGCCTTGGTAATGTTGCGCCAGCTTGCGCTCTTGACGTAACTGGTGGCATTCAAACTAGTCGCACTGGCGTAACTTCGCCAGCAACAACGGATGGCAACATTTTTTCAGGTACGTATACACCACAACAATTATCTATTGGCGGCATTGCTCAAAACACTAACGTCGACGCTGTTACTTATCAATTGGCTCAATATATGAGGGTTGGTAATATGGTCACGGTTAGTGGGCGCGTGGATATTGACGCAACCGCAACTGGGAATACGATAGTTCAGTTTAGTGTGCCTATCGCGTCTAATTTTAGTAGTACCGCCCAAGGTGCGGGGACAGCGGCATTTACAAGCGCCACGGTTGCCAATAATTCATTTGCAAGGTTGTCGGCACAAACTACCGATGACTGTATATTTTTACAATGCAATTCAACTAACACAGCGTCTGTGTCATGGTTTTATAATTTTACTTACAGGATTATTTAAATGATTGATTCGGTAAAATTAGATTGGGTGAATCAAAAGATTACCGTTACGCTTGATAACAGCATAACAAAGGAATACACGCAAGTCGATAAGGAAGCATATATTGCCGACTACCCTGACCGTGTATCAGATGTCGTGGCAATGGGTTGGAATAATTAAAGGACAAAAAAATGACAGTCACAGTTAAACCCCTGATTAATTCAAAACAAATGGAGGCTGGACAGACAATCCAATATTCTGCCATTAATTGCGTAACTATTATTGACAAATTTACAGCCACCAACACCAGTGCCAATAATGCGCTTATAAGCATTAATTTAGTAACAAGTGGAGACAATGCGGCAGTGTCAAACTTAATTGTCGATAATCGCGCAATTGCCCCAGATGAGACTTATACATTCCCTGAATTGATTGGCCAAGTTTTAGCCTCTGGAAGTTTTATCTCAACTACTGGCACAGCAACATCGCTAACTATTCGAGCCTCTGGCCGCGAAATTACATCTTAAAGGAAGACAGCATGGACAAGTTTATGGTTATCCCAAAAGGTTTTTCAGGTTTGCCAATGGATGAGGAATTTATTAGCACAGCTGAAAACAAGAAAAACACCCAAGTGGTAATTGATGACTGGATGCTTGGTCCTGAGAATCCAAGCAATGAGCCAACGGACAATAAGGTCTACTGGGTTGCACTTGGCAAGGCCATGCAGGTAGACGAAAAAGAAGCTCGCCGCCGCCGATGCAGTAATTGTGAGTATTACGACAACAGCACCATGACACAAGCCAAGATGGAGCGCATTCCACGCAACGACTGGGATACTGACGCAGGGTTCCGTGGCTACTGCAACAAGTTCGACTTTATCTGCCACGACTTGAGATCTTGCCAGGCATGGGAAGAACGTGAATTTCAAATGGAAGATTGACCAAATGCCAAAATGTGGGAAAATAGTAAGCACTGAGCTGTCCGAGCCGCCAGTAGCTCACAAGCATCTGCATAGGAGTTGCCTATGACTGGTATTGATTGGCTCAAAGAGAACCTGCAAAGGGTTTTCCTGCTGCCTGCGCCAGCCGTAGAGTGGCTTCTTATGGTCTACGATTCCCTTCAAGTGTTTGATGATGTTGCCGACAGTGATCCAGTAGATCGCAAAGACCTCAATGCAACCATTTGGAATACGCTAGTGGGTATGCATCAAAACTTGTTTTTTACTGCCAACAGCCACCATTTAGTGCCTCTATTGGCATGCATGATATTAAAATGGCAAGCATCAGATACAGCAGAGCGTTCAGGCCAGGCAAATGTGATGTCGTTTATTTGGCGAGCTGGTTACTATGACTTGGTTCTAATGGCTGTTTTACTTACTCACGGACCAGGGTTTGCCACAAAGAATGCTCACTTGGTCATGGAGTTGTACGGCGAAACATTTGAAGATTACATGAAGGAGTTTGGCAATGCCTGATCCAATGACAGCTTTAGTAGTTGGGGGGAGTCAACTTGTCGGCGGCATAATGCAGGCTGGAGCAGCCGAAGATGCGGCTCAAATCCAAGCAGGCACTGCTCAATTAGGCATTGAGGAAACACGTAGGCAGTTTGATGCTCTGCAAGAACTACTTAAACCTTACACAAAAGCAGGTTTGCCTGCTCTTAAAGCGCAGCAAGCATTGCTTGGTCTGCAAGGACCAGAGGCCGAACGTGCAGCCATTGAGCGGATTCGAGGTGGAGAGACATTTCAAGCTCTGGCAAGACAAGGCGAAGAAGCTCTGTTGCAACGAGCATCGGCTACTGGTGGCTTGCGAGGCGGAAATATTCAGGCTGCTCTTGGTCAATTTCGACCGCAACTATTATCTAGCTTAATTGAGCAGCAATATGGCCGCTTGGGTGGGATGACTTCTTTAGGTCAGCAATCTGCTGCCGGTGTTGGTGCTGCTGGCATGGAGACAGGCGCAAATGTGGCAAATCTATTAGGCCAGCAGGGTGCTGCTTTAGCGGGTGGTGAACTTGCTCAAGGAAGGGCTTATAGTGGCCTCTTAAATCTTCCGTCTCAAATTCTTGGCTTTCAGTACGGAGCAGGCGGCAAAGCAGGCCTAGGCTTTGGGTTCTAAAAGGAAAAAAACATGGCAGGCATTAATCCATTTCAAGGCCCAATAAATTACTCAGTTGATGTGCAAAGCCCATTTGAGGCTGCACTTGCTGGTATGAAAATGGGCGCAGGCATTGCAGAAGTGCAAGCAGCGCAACAAAAACGTGAGCTTGAGCGTAAGGCATTAGAACAAGCTCAAGCAGCACAAGTTGAATTAAAAAATTTATTTCAAAATAAAAATGCAACAGCAGCTGACTTTGCACGTGCTTCAGCTTTTTTACCAAAAGATCAGGCTGAAAGTGTGCGCAAATCTTTTGAAATGCTTACAACTGAAAAGCAACAAAACTCGTTGAAAAATGCTGCTCAGGTTTATTCTGCTTTAAAGTCAAATCAACCTAATATTGCAAAAGATTTATTGAGACAACAGGCAAATGCAGAAAAAAATGCTGGTCGAGAACAAGATGCAAAGGCAACTGAAAAATATTTGGAATTGATTGAACTTGATCCAACCGGCGCACAAACTATCATTGGTCTAATGACTGCTGGTTTGCCTGGGGGAAAAGAGCTTCTTGAAAATGTTGATAAAACATTATCTACTGGTCGTGCAGAAGCGCTTGCGCCAAGTGAATTAAAGAAAAAAATTGCTGATGCAGAAGCAGCTGTATCTGACGCTAAGATTAAATTAGAAGAATCAAAAACCGCAGAAGAAAAACAACTTGCCGCAGTTGAATTAGCTAAAGCACAAGCAAGAAAAGCAAAACTAGAAGCAGACGTTGCTGAAAGAACAGAAGACACAACAGTAATAAAACTTGTTGCTGAGGCGGATAGAGCTGTTGCTGATGCGAATAAAGCTGTCGCTGAAGCCGAAATTTCGCAAGCTAATGCCAAAAATGCAGAACAAAGATCTGAGGCTGAGCTTAAATTGGCTCAAGCAAAAGCAGAAAAAGAAAAAGCAGATGCAGAAAAAGCAAAAGTAGACGCTGAAGTTGCTAAAGAAACCAAAGCAGACATTATCAGTGGTAAAAAAGCAGAAGCAATCATTAAACAAGCCGAGGCCAAGTTTGCGCCAGATAAATTTGGTGCAGAGCTAGGTCTTACAAGAGCACAGATTGATGCATCAAAGGCTGCACGTCGTGCATCAGATGCTGCCGCAGCCAAATCTGGTGCAGATGCTGCTCGTGCTCGTGCTGAAGCAGATCAAATTGCAAAAGGAGTTATTCCTGCGGATAAACGAACAGAGGCCGAGTTTAAGTTGCGCAAGGAATTTACAGATCAAACTAAAGTTTTTCAAGATATCAAATCATCTTATGGCAGAGTTAAAGTATCTGAAGACACTGCGGTTGGTGACTTGTCATTAATCTTTGGTTTTATGAAGATGCTTGATCCAGGCTCTGTTGTTCGTGAGGGTGAATTTGCTACTGCGCAAAACGCAGCAGGTGTGCCTGAGCGAGTCGCAAACTTGTATAACCGTGTTATTAGCGGGGAGCGTTTATCTAAAAGCCAGCGCGACTCATTTAAAGGTCAAGCAGAAAAACTTTATAAATCTGCCTCAGAACAAGAAAAAGTTGTCCGTGATGGTATCGGAAGGATTGCAGGTGGTTACGGCTTAAACACAAAAAACATTTTTTACACTGACAAAGAAGTGCCTCCAAGTGGCCCAGAACCAAAACCAGCTGATAAAGTTACTGTTGGGGGGAAAACTTACGCTCGTCCAGCAACCATGACTGACGCACAGTGGAATGCTTACAAAAGATCGGTAGGTGTGCAATGAGTCCAGAAGAATGGCTGGCATCACAGGCTAATCAAACAGAGGAGCGATCACTTCCAGAGGTGGTGGTCACCGCAGAGCCAGAGACTGAAGTTGATCCAATGTCTCCTGAGCAGTTTCTTGCTTCACAGCCAAAACCAATGGGGTTTTTTGAAGGTATAGCAGAGTCGGTTACAGGCCGAGCACGAGCCACGCCTGAGACTCAAGCATTGCCTGAGTGGACCAGCATGCCAGAGCTTAATCAAATGAGCATGGCATCGTTTAAGTCGGCACTAGGTAGTTTGCTGTCTAATCCGCAAGAGACGGTTCAGATTCTTCAGGCTAACTTCCCTGGCATGCAAGTTCGTCAAGATGCCAAAGGCAACTTTATCCTGCGCTCATCTGTCGATCAAAAAGAATACGTTATCCCGCCTGGCTTTACAATGGGCGACATTCCACGCGCACTGGGTGGGTTTTTGGCTTTCACCCCAGCAGGCCGAGCCACCACAATCCCTGGTGCAATCGTGGCAGGTGGTGCAACTCAGGCAGCTATTGAAACAAGCCAAGCAGCAACAGGCGGTGAATTTTCTCCCACCGAGACTGGCATAGCCGCAGCTTTGGGACCAGCAGGACAAATAGTACAGCGAGTCGCATCCCCAATAGCACAAGCCTTCAGACCAAGGCCTGCGACCGCCCCAGCAGCCGCCCCAGGCGCTTTTGAAGCGCCAATGCCTGTCAGTCCTGCCCCGTCCGTGGTAAGAGCCGCTGACGAGGCTGTGGTGCCACCCGCTGCGCCTGTTGCTGCGGCTGCACAAGCCACTGAGGAAGAAGTCGGCAATCTGGTCAAGAAGGCATCCGGCACTGGGATGGGGTCAGCCGCTGCTCGTGACAAGCTAGCAGATCTTGCCCAAGTTAATGTAGCAGCCAAAGACGCAGCCGACCGGCTTGGCATCCAGCTTCCTGCCGATGTTTTTAGCGACAATCCACAAGTTCGATCAGCTGCTGGCCTGACCCGTTCTGTAGCTGGTGGCGAGGCTGAAGCCGCATGGCGCAATACAGTTACCCAGGCTGTGGACAAGGCCGACGATGTAATCAAGCAGTTTGATGCTACCTTTGTTGAAGGTACGGTTGCGCCTGGGGTTGTCTCCCAGAGAATCAAGGATTCGCTGACCAACACACGCAAAGAACTGAATGCACAGGCCAGCAAGGTTTACGATGCAGTTGATGAGGTGGTCCCAAAGACATCAATCGTTGAATTTCCAAAACTCAAAGAAACACTTGATGCTGTAAGGGCAGAGGTTGGCGATGCAGGTATGTCTTCAGCCGAGCGGAATTTGGCCAAGATGATCGAGGAAGGCAACATCACGTATGGCCGATTAAAGCGGGAAAAAACGCTCATTGGCAAAGCATTGAGCAAAATGGAATCACCCTACGGCAGCATGGCCGAGGCAGATCTCAAGCGTTTGTATGCTGCATTGGCTGACGATCAACTGACGAACGTTGGCAACATTGGTGGCGAAGAACTGCGCCAGCAGCTTCGGGCAGCTAATCTGCTGTATGCCAAAGAGCGTGCCTTAGGAAACCGCATCGTCAATGCCTTTGGTCAGGACATTGAAGGCAGCGTGGCCAACAAGATGCGCACAGCCATTACCAGTGCAGCTAAGGGTGACGCTGGCGAGTTTAACCGCCTGCTCAAGACCGTCCCAGAAGACCTGCGCAAAGAGACGCTGGCCACCGCATTGGCATCCGTCACGCGCTCGGCTAGAGGCGCTGAGAAGGGTGGGTTTGGTTTCTCAGAGTTTGCCGACATCTATCCCAAGCTGCGTGCTAACCCACCAGTCTACAAAACCATTGTTGATACATTGGGTAAAGACTCGGCAGATGTGTTGCGCGACCTTTTTGAGGTTTCCAAGCGAGTTACTGAAGCCAGAGCTAATGTACTGACCACCGGCAAGGCAAACCAAGCACTGCTGCAAGGCATGCAGGCCGAAAGCCTGATCGGTAAGGTTATGGAGAGCACGCTGGCAAAAGGTGTTGTGACTGGTGCTGCCGCAATGGGTGGTCCTGTTGCAGCAGCTGCCACCTCGGTTGTTACCAGTTCCTTGACTCAAGGAAATAAGGATTCGCTTAAAGCCGCAGGAAAGCTCTTTGCCAGCGAAGAATTCCAAAAACTTGCCATTGATGCCGCAACCAAAGGTACACCAAGCTCGGCTAGTATTCGTCGTACAGCCATGTCACAATCATTTCAGAAATTTGCCGATGCTGCAAAAATACCAAAATCGCTAGATGCGAGGATTCAATGGTTGCAGACAGCAGTCCAAGCACAGCGCCAATTTGACCAGGAGAACCAGTAATGTCTGCACTCTCAATTCAAGTACCGTTTCCAGTCTTCCAAGACCGTGATGGACAGCCGTTAGACAATGGGTATATCTGGCTTGGAGTATCTAATCTTAATCCGCAGACAAATCCGGTTATAGCCTATTTTGACGAGGCTTTGACCATTGTTGCACCGCAGCCTTTGCGCACTATTAATGGCTACGTTTCTCGCTCAGGAACACCAGCTCAGGTCTATGTTGATGCTGTAAATTTCAGCATATTGGTGCAAGATAGCAATGGAACGATGATATACAATTTTCCAGAAGGAACTGGAATTGATCCAAATGCCTCTGGTGTGGCATTTACTGGCTTTAAAGGTCAAATCGGTTTTGTTTCAGACTTAGCTGATGATGATGGTTCGGATTGGATTGGTTTTGAGCAAAGCGGAGCTAACGCAGTTGCAAGATCAGCACAAGACAAAATGCGCGACATTATTAGCGTGCGAGATTTTGGAGCTGACCCTACGGGTGTAACAGATAGTTCTGCGGCAATTACATCAGCGATTAATGCAGCGATTGCAGTTGCACCCGCAACCGTTAATTTTGGCGGCGGCACTTACCGCTGCGATTCTGTTTTGGGGCCGTTTAATTGCAGTGACATTACCTTAGATTTAAATTCAGCAATTTTAAATTTTGCCAATGTAACTGGCGTAACTGTTTCTTTGATCCAGTTTGCAGGAACAATCGCAAGTGCAGTAACTTTAGCATCCAACGCCGTATCAGGAACAAAAGCAATTTCATGCACCAGTTCATCATTTGCTGTTGGTGACATGGTGTTGATTAGATCAAATACCATTTGGGATTCCGCAAGAACAAGCACAAGAATTGGTGAGCTTAATTTTGTAGAAACCATCCCAACGGGATCGTCTTTAACAACCACTCTTGAATTGCAAAGCGCCTACACAACGGCTGCTAGCGCAGCAATTCAGAAAATTACGCCAGTTAAAAGAATCACGATTAAGAATGGGACTATTTTAGGGCCAGTAGCAAATGACGAATTGATTGGTATTCGTATTTTGTACGGCGATACATGTTTGATTGAAAACATAAAAAGTTACGACGTAGATCAAAAACACGTTCGTTTAGATCAATGTGTTTATACGAAAGTTACAAATTGCCATTTTCAAGAATCAAATAATGATTCTCAAGCATATGGAATTTCTTTCGCCGATGCAACGCAAGATTGTTCTGCTGTAAACAATACGTTTGTAGATGTTCGCCATTCATTAAGCACAAATAATGCGGTCAACTCGTCTTATGGAATAACTAGACGCATTTTGTTTATGGGAAACAATGTGTCAGATTCAGCCAAAGCAACTAACATTGGCCAAACTGGCGGCGACGCGATTGATACTCATGCGGGTTCAGATCAAATATCAATTATTAATAATATCGTAAACTCTGCATCAAACCACGGCATAAATGTTGAAGGGCGAAGCGCAGTAATTAGCGGAAATCAAATATTCAATACTGAGGGTACAGGTATCAATTGCAGACCTAGCGCAGACAGTGCTTCGGCTTTTATTGTTACCGAAAATTATTTATTAAATATTGAAAGTTATGGTATTCGTGTAAGTTTATTTGTTACAGATATGGCTAATTGTGTTGTTGCAAACAATCGCGTTATATCAAAACTTGCGCCAATTGGTTTAAGTAGAGACAGTACGCAAATATTTAACAGAGTGTCCGTAACTGGCAATATTGCACAAATATCTAGTTCTGGGACATCGTTGTACGGTATTGAAATTACTGCGGCAAGAGCGTCGGTAACCGGAAACACTGTTGTGGCCAATAACGTTGGCATTGTTTTGGAAGTATCTAGCAATAGTATTATTTCTGGTAATTCTGTTGAGTTAATAGGTGATGGGTCTTTGAGTGCTAATGGACAAGGCATTAGATTAGCTGGGATTACTGAGTATTCAAACGTAACTGCAAATACTTGTCTTGATTCCAGCTCAGGTATTACAACTACGGGCATCTCGTTTGCTTCTGGCAACGCTGTAACAAATTCCGCAGCAGTTGCAAACGTAACCCAAGGCTTCAACACAAGCGTAACTGCTGCGGGGACAAACAATGTTTCTGCAAATAACATTTAAAGATTTATGATGAAATGGCCTGCCGATTTCCCAAATAAACATGACAAAATTCCTGAGCAATATAAATATGGGAAATGATGAAATGGATTTTGGAAACAAAGAAATTGACCCCGTAAAATATGGCGTTTTATAGTAAAAATTTTAAAACATGGACACTCAGATACTTTTTAATATTGCTGTCGCCATTGCCGGATTTTTCGGAGGATGGATATTGAACAACATCCACAAGTCGCTTGACCGGCTCGATACGGACGTTCGCGCCATGCCGCACAACTACGTTAGCCGCGAAGATTACAAAGATGACATCCGCGATGTGCGCGAGATGCTGACTAAGATTTTTGACAAGCTCGACAACAAGCAAGACAAATGATCGATCCGGTGACTATTGGCCTGGCTATAGCAGGTGTCAAGGCCGTTGTTACTGGTGTCAAGGAAGCAGCAGCATTAGCCCGTGAGGCATTTGACGAGATTAACGGCGCTGTTGAGTCAGGGAAAACGCTGGCCGACTCCATGTCTGGGGTCACCAAGTTTTTTTCTGCCGCAGGCAAATACGAGACCAAACGCACTCAACTAGAGGAAGCAAAGGTTGCGCAAGAAGCCGCTGTTGCGCAAGGTCAGCTGGTGCCAGATTATGTGTCGGATGCCGAATACGTCATGGAGCTGATGATTATTGATCGTCAGATAAAGCAATACTATGCCGACATCAAGCACATCTTTACGTATCATTTTCAAGAAGCTGGCATGTGGGACGAGTTTTGGTCTCGGATGGACAAGCTGCGTTCTGAGCGGGAAGCAAAAGCAGAATCGCTGCGTCGCGTAGAGATGGAGAAGCGGCTGCATGAGAAAGCCGAAGCAATGAAGAAGCGCCGCGCTAAACAACAACTGATTGATACTGTTGAAATGGTGGGGGCAGGGATTGTGATTGTGGGTATCGTCTTCGTTTTCTTCTGGACAATGTGGTGGATGTTCCAACAAGGAGAGTGACATGCTAGGACTGGACGCGCTGCTAGGTATTGGCGGCAAATTGATCGACAAACTGATCCCCGACCCAGAGCAGAAAGCCAAGGCGCAACTGGAGTTGGCCAAAATGGCGCAGGATGGTGAGCTTGCCAAGATGGCAAACGATACTAAACTGTATGAAACAGAACAGGACAACCTGACTGACCGTTTAAAAGCCGACATGGGCAGCGATAGCTGGTTGTCCAAAAACATCAGGCCGCTGACGCTGGTATATATCTTGGTGGCCTACATGGCGCTGGCGATCCTTGACGCTTCGGCGCTGGACATTGCAGATTCTTTCGTTGAACTGCTGGGGCAGTGGGGGATGCTGGTGATGTCGTTTTACTTTGGCGGCAGGACGCTTGAGAAGATCATTGATATACGGGCAAAGAAATGAAAGAGAACTTTGACGAAGCCTTGAAAGCCATTTTGAAGCACGAGGGTGGCTTTGTAAACCATCCTAAAGACCCTGGCGGCATGACTAACCTCGGCGTGACCAAGAAAGTGTGGGAAGCATGGATAGGCAAAGCTGTTGGCGAAAAAGAGATGCGCGCATTGACCCAGGATACAGTGGCACCGATGTACCGCAAGAAGTATTGGGATGCGGTCAAGGGAGACGAGCTGCCAGCGGGTCTGGACTACTTGATGTTCGACTTTGCGATCAATGCGGGACCGAACAGGGCGATCAAGACCATGCAGAAAGCCCTTGGAACCAATCCTGACGGTGCTATTGGCGCAAAGACGCTGCAAGCGCTCAAAACCGCTGACCCAACGGATCTAATCTCTAAGTTCAGCATGGAGAAAGAGTTGTTCTACAAGGCGCTGCCAACGTTCGCCACTTTCGGCAAAGGCTGGCTGCGTCGGGTTGATGAAACCAAGTCACATGCGGTGACGCTTCTGGCGTAACTGCCGGCAGACCTCACGGTCACGCGTTGACATGTCGGGCGCGATCTCGGCCACACTGCACTCAGCAGGTGTCGGGCGCGGTCGGTCAACTGGCACCGCTACGCTCAGAAAACCCACAGTGGCCACCACAATCGCGGCGTAGTAAATAATTGCAGACTCTTTCATACGCTTAACAGCCGGCCAAACAGCTTGATTATGGGCGACTCAACGTCAGACTTGCAGCCCAGCATGATGTCTTGCACCAGCCGCTCTTCGGGCGTTGATTGGCGTGTGTAAAACTGCGGCACATAATACGCGCCGATCTTCGGGGGTTCTTCTCGAATAAAGTGTCCGTCACGTAGCATCGTCATTCCTCCTGTCTTCATTTGCGCGGCGAGCGTCAATGCCTTTCTTTTTTATTAACGCCGCCTCATCATTAGTATAGATTGATTTTCCGACCATCACGTTGCCTGCGATCCACACCTCTGCGGTGTAGGCGCTGACTTTGCAAGCCTCACACCGACGCTGGCGACGAATGCCGCCTGGCTGTTGGTTGGTGTTGACAACATACGTCTTGGAGCCGCAGGTTTGGCATTTCATTTCGGATCCACTACGTGATTCCTAATCTTTTCAATACTCCAATCGGTCTTGTCGTAAATGCGCAGGATCATGTCGCCCGACACGTTGTATCGGCGGTGGCGAATCCGAGAAATTTGCGGCGCTGGTACGTCTAAAAATTGGCTTAAACCAGCATCACTTTTCAAATTAAACTCTTCAATGATGGCATCAAACAGGCGGTGGTTAGTTTTTGGGGTCATGGTCTAATGGCTCCTGATATAACTTTGAGTTGTTCACGGGCATCACGAAGAGCGCAGTAGCTCTGGTGCATTCTGTCCGTTCCTTAACATTAGCATCCTTCTTTTGACTTAAATGCAGGCCATCCGGCTTGCCCTTTGGTTTCTTTCCAGAGTTTAATCATTTCGCAGTATTCTTGGCCTTGGCGTTGTTCTTCTTCAACATCCATCTGGCCGACAATGCCCATCATAGAAATAAAAAAGATTGCAATTAAAATAACTTCATAACGTTTAAGTTTCTTCATGGTCAGCTCCTTTGCTGGTCAATTATTTTTGTTTTGCCTGCTCTTGCGCAATGCTGCGAGTGACGTAATGCAGCACCTGTCCAGCCAACGTGCGCTGGCTTTCTTTGGCTTGTTGCCTGATCTGCTCTCGCAGTTCTTCAGTCAGACGGATGGACATGAAAACGGATTTTTTATCAGACTTTAAATTTTGTGCGCTCATAAAACATCCTTATGGTAATCAAAAAAGACGCTGATTTTTGCCTTGGCATCATCAGCACCTTTTCCCACTATACACCAATATTTCACACCTTCCAAATACTGGATCCAGTTCTTTTGCTCTGCGCTTAAGTTCCCGCCCTTGGTGCGCTTCATCTCGATCCACAGCCGCCAGGCTGGGATAAACAGATCCGGCACACCTGAAGACACACCCTCTGCCTTTAGCCGCCCAGCAGTAGCTGCGCTTCGATAGCCTCCGTTGGCAATGGCAAAGATGCGAACATCTGGCCATGTCTGCCGGAACCAGCGCACCAGCTCTCGCTGTTCTTCGTGCTCGGTTGGGATTCGGTCAGTAGTCAATTCCAGCTCCTTTTTATTACCCGATGAAATTTACCGTCCAAGCGGTACTCGATGCTTTTGGGTGGCTTTGAATTACTCATCTGCACCGACAGGTAATCCAGCCCACGCTCACCTTCCATGTTTGCTGCCTCTGCCAGATTCGCACCACATGAGTTGGCCATCGTAAATAATTGCTGCATGGCCTTTTGGCCTGCATACCCGTCATGCAGAACAGGCAGGTATTCGGTAATCGGCTTGTCACACAGACTGCCATAATAGGTGCAGGCCAGCATCATCTTCCCGCTGGCTCGGCTGATGTGGATGCGCCAATTCCAGCTACTAACCTCAAGGTCTTTACCATCCAACCCCATGATGTCAACGTCTCGCAGTGCCAGCTTTTTCTTTTCCGGCTCTGGGAAGGCATGGCCGCAGGCAGGGCAGATTGCTGCTGAAATATGGACCAGCTCGCCGCAGTTGTCGCAGACCTTGACCGGCGCTTCTCCATTCCCATCCCCACCCTTCTTCGGCGGCTGCACGTTGGTGATCGGCCCATGCGTCTCAACCACCCCTGCAAAGTCCAGCACTAGGCAATGATCGGCATGGCTCTTGGGCCGCATGCCTCGGCCTGCCATTTGCACATAAAGGCTGGCGCTCATGGTTGGGCGCAACATGGCAATCAAGTCAATGTCGGGATAATCAAAGCCAGTTGTCAACACATTGGCATTGGTCAGTGCTCGCAAGTGACCGGCCTTGTAGTCAGCTAAGATCTGCTCGCGCTCTTTCTTTGGCGTTTCTCCTGTTACGCACTCAGCTGCCACCCCATTAGAATTCAAGACATCGCACACCCGCTGGGCATGCTTGACTCCGGTGCAAAAGAATAGCCAAGCCTTGCGCTCGCCTGCCAGGTCAACTACCTCGCGCACCACACGCTCGTTGTTGTCATCAGTGTCAACTGCTGCCTGCAACTCGCTCTCGATAAACTCGCCGCCACGCTTATGGACCGAGCTGGTGTCAAAACGCTGCCGAGTGATCTTGCTGCGCAGGGTAGCCAAATAACCTTTGAAGACCAGCTCCTCAATGCTGACCGGCTCAATCAAGGCATCAAACAGCGCAGGCTTATCGGTAATCAACCCGTGGCCCAATCTGTAAGGTGTGGCCGTTAAGCCTACCACTCGAAGCCTTGGATTGATGGCCATCAGCTCGCCGAGAAACTCGCGGTAGCCGCCCTCGTCCTTGTGATTGACCAAGTGGCATTCGTCAATCACTACCAGATCAATGTGGCCGATCTGCCGAGCTTTCTTTCGTACCGACTGGATGCCAGCAAAGGTAATCGGTTCGCCCAGTTGCCTCTTGCCAATGCTGGCCGAGTAAATTCCAAGCGGAGCGCCAGGCCAATGCAAGCGCATCTTCTCGGCATTTTGCTCAATCAATTCCTTGACGTGCGTGAGCATAAGAATCTGCGTCTCAGGCCAGCTTTGCAGTGCATCCTTGCACAGTGCTGCAACGATGTGGCTCTTGCCAGATCCGGTGGGCAGCACTAGGCATGGGTTGCCTTTATTTCCTGCCTCAAACCACGCATATAGCTGGTCAATCGCTCTCTGTTGATAGTCACGAAGCATTCTTTTCTCTCAGTAATGTCTCAATGACACGGGCAAATTTAAGATTGTCGACCCGTGTTTCCCAGAGCAAACTTTTAATTTCCTCATCCGTTAAACCTTGCCAAGGCTTCGGCAGTCCTGAATATAAAGGCCAGCCATCAATTAAAGGTTCGCCTGTCATTGGATCGTATTTCCATTTTTGCGCCGGTTCAGGATGTGGTAGGACGGCATAGAGTGGCATTGTTGCTGTTGGCTTACCATGCGCCCATACCTTCCAATCCGTTCTTCCCATATCGCTTTCGTTCATCCACGCCACCGGCTCCGGTTCAGGCTGCGCGGTCGGGACTGCTCTCCCAAGTTTCCGAATGTCTTTTTCGTACTTATCAGCCAACATTTCTCGAAGACGCTTTTCCTTCTCGTACATATCTTTCCAGTCAACATCCGGTTCAGGTGCGCTAAGTCGGGCGCGGAATAATCGAACAGCATCGCAGAAACGATGAAATGAATCTCCGCTCATTACATTGGATGTTGCTTTATCAATACTGAGAAACGCATCCAGCACAGACTGCGCTTCCTCTTTGGTTAGTGTGATGGTCATTTTTTCTCCTCCGTATATATAGGCTCCCACCCTTCACCGGGCGAGCGTTTAGTAAACATAAGCCCTCGAATGCCACGTCGAGTGCGTTTTACCCAACCAATGGGCGCAGAATCTAAATCTACAGGTGTGGCTTTGTCAGCATCACTTTCGCGACCGGCCAGCAATCTTTTCGTTGATGTCACTTCGTACACCGCAAGAATTTTTGTGACGTAAATTTTTACTGTAGATTCCGCGATAGTTAATTTGCGCGCAATTTCTTTATTGCTTAATCCCTGTTGGAGCAACTCAAAAACTTGCAATTCTCGCGGTGTAAGTTTCATGCTTTCCTAGCTCGAATCATTGTTGCCAGCGCAAACCCCTTGTCATCCCACGCACCGCAATATTGTTCGACTATCTTGGCGCAAGACTCCCGCTCTAATTCTATTGTTGCCTGCTCTGCATACAGCGGTTGCCAAGCTGCCCTGTCTTCTGACCTTGAGCTGGGCTTGTCTGAATAACTCCAGCGACCGTTGCGAAATATTCTCCAAATCGCTGGCTTCATTGTTTGCCTCTTAATTTTATAATTCGTGCAGCCATAAACCAGCCCTCATTTTCAAGTAACTTTGCGCACTGCTCTCG